TATTTGAATAAAGTGTTTGATAGCCAATCGCTACCCCATAACTATTACTTTGGTTTAAATAAGCAGTTTGATATCCAAGAAATACATTAAAACTCCCAGCCAAAGTGTTATAAGCGGCATAATCACCTATGGCCACGTTTCTTTGAGAACTTGCGGCGTTTGCAAGAGCACTTCCTCCGATAGCAATATTAGATTGCGAATTATTACCAGCACCTATGGCGTATGTTCCAATGGCGATATTACCGTCTCCCGTGGCGTCTTGCATTGCGATGTAACCGATTGATATATTGGCATTAGAGGTGGTTAGCGATTTTGCGCTAAAATATCCAACGGCAAGATTATAAGAACCACTCGTAATTCCATAAAGTGTTCCATACCCAACCCCAAGATTATAAGTTCCGCTTAAATTATTATAAAGGCTTGAGTACCCGATACCTATATTCCCTCCTCCTGCTACATTGTTTAATAAATTCAACGCATAAGCGCCGATTCCAATATTGTAACTTGATAAATTATTTTCTAAGGCTTTATAACCCAAAGCAACATTATTTCCATAATTATTTCCATGACTAAGTAATTTGCTTAATGTATAAGCTCCAACTGCGACATTCCCCGTACCATCCTCGTTTAACTCAAGAGCTTTATATCCAATGCCCACATTCGCGCCTAACGTGCTAATGTCTGCGTGGCCTACATTGCCACCGATATAAACGCATTCGATGTTTGCTCCTGTTCCCGTTCCAAGACTAACGCTATGCAAAATATCATCAAAATTTATTAACCCCGACACTTGTAATTTGTTATTTGGAGCCGCTGTTCCTATTCCAACTCTTCCATTTGTCGTATCAAAATTCATTACTGGCGTTGTTCCGTCTGCTTTCAGAATCTGAATAGCGGTTGTGGAGTCGGCAGCGGGATAATATAGCCCAGATTTTATTTTGTTAAATGCGCCAATACCTGTGGTTGTGAAATTAGCCGCTCCGCCTGATATGTTACCGCCAGTTTCGGAAAGCACGCTGTCCGCCAACCCTGTCGCCGCAAACTTCGGGATTGTTCCGGCTGTGCCGAGGTTGCCTAAATCAGCATTGACTATTGCACTTGTAGATAATAATCCCGCCGCTGAATTATGGACAATGCCGGATAAAGATAATCCCGAAAGAGTAAGTCCGGCAAAAGTTGGAGTTGATCCAGTGGTTAATCCAGCCACCGCTGCTTGGTTTAGCGTGGCATAAGTGGGAACCGTTGCGCTCCCAGCTAAATATGTCCCCGCAGTCCCTACCGCCGTGTAGGTTAAGTCCCCATCGGCATCAGAAACTAAGATACTACCAAGTGCGGCTCCGGTGGTGACTTTAAGAGTGGGAACCGTTATTCCACCTGTCATAGTAAGTGTTCCCGTTATAGTTACATTAGCGTTAAAGGTCAAATATTGATCTGCCGGTAATGCCGCCATAATACCGTAGATTATAGATTGAGTACGACCATTTGCTTCGTTCGCTCTTAGTCGGTTATCTATTAATAAGGTATCTGCACCAGTTTCTCTTGAACCAGCATAATAACCAATAGAAATATTTCGGTCTGAACTTGCCCCTGCTGATCCACCTGAATTTGTGCCGATAAAAGTATTGTAACTACCTACGGTATTACCTGCTCCGCTACCAACTACCACATTAAAACTCTCACCTGCCGACGTGGATGCCGATGCCCCAAGGCAGGTGTTATTTTCTCCAGTAATACTCTTTCCTGCTTGATAACCAAGGGAAGTGTTATATGCCCCAGAAATTCCACCTGATTGTGCCTGTGAACCAACTGCGGTATTTCCCGATTGACCCGTAGTCAATATACCCGCACTATCCCCAATAAATACACTATTTCCCCCTATGAGAACCGCACCGGCTTTATAACCAACACAGGTATTATAATGAGTGTTGGATAAGTTTAGAGCTAAATAACCAACTGCTACACATTGTTGTCCTGAAGTATTCGTTTTACCTGCACCGTAACCTATAAAAACATCGTAACCACCTGATGTTGTTGATAACCCGGCTTCATATCCTAAAAAAGTACTATAAAGTGCATTATTAAAATTGATTAATTTTAATACCTGAAAAGTGTTATTAGGGTTTACCCCTATGCCAACCCTTGTCGAACTGATTCTAATAGGTGAATCGGCAAGGCCGACAGTATCGCTAACATGATAAGGGACATAGTTATCACTTAAAGATATAAGTTTTACAGTATAAAACGTAGGACTGCTGGTATCGGAAAAGTTTAATGCTAAATTATCGCTTAAACTATTTACAATATTGTATAGATTGTTTAATCGACCTTGACTACTACCAAGTAAGTTCTGTATAGATTGAAGCCATCTATTCAACTCATTCCAATCATAACCTGTCCCATCTACCTTTAAACGTGGTACATTGGGAACCGGAGCCATAATTGTAGCTACCGTAGGCACTTTAGGCGTGTACGTTCCCGTATGTAAGATTGGATCGTTATAAGTCGTCAATTCTTTAAAACCTCTACATCTTCAATAGCGCCGACAAGAATCATGTCCTGATTATCAGTCATTCTAAATTCATATTGCCTTGCTCTATATATTCCTAATCTTTTAAGGTTTATTATAAAATCATATTGATTAATAGGTATTAAGTCAAAATACATCCAACTTGACCAAGTTTGCCTACCATCATCTCTCCATCGAAACATTAATAAGCTAACTGCATCGATTGAAATAACGATAGTACCGTCAAATGTAGCTTCCGGGGTTATAGTAAGATTTGCAGCGGTAATAGCTGTAAGATTAAACACGCTTGTAGCCGTAATTACCGCTGAAGTGGCGCCACCAAGCACTACGGTAAACGATCCTGCTGTTCGGCCTGTTACCGTGCAAGTAACCTGATAAACCGTGCCTATGACAGCCGCCTTTGATTGAGATAACACGCTGACATTACCAACCGTATGTTTCCAGCCAGCAGCCCAAGACCCTGTCCAATCTACTGAAGTCCAGCCTGTTGAAAGTAAAAACTCAGTTGTCGGGAATGTCTTTACTTTGATCAATAATCCTTTAGATTTTTTTCTATTCCATGATCCATGATCAACATGACCAGTTCTACGATAAGATACTATCGGAACACCATCATCGGTAAAGGCATCCCTATCCAATTCGTATATTTCAGCATCGGAACGAGATAAAGTCAGGGTCTTTCCCCAGGTCTTGATAAAGCATGAATGTTGACCTAAAAACATATTATGTAAACTTGTTCCTGAATCCCAATATCCCCATTTAATCCAGGTATCATTTTTGTAATCGTATGCCCAGGTTTGATTTTCAGTAGGAAAAGACAATAGGTATATCGTTACCCCGCCAACACTTATGATGTCACCCACAGCATCATAAACGGTCGTCATATCCATTAACACACGGGCAATCGGTTCAGAAATAACCTGCGGGGAGCGGCCTTGCATCTTTATAACCACCCTCTTTTTATCAATGACGCATAAGGCAAAGATTGAATTATCAGCCTGCATTAAGGAATAAACTGCCTCAATGCCTATTTCAGCGAAGGCACTTTGTACGGAAACAAAAGGCGTAACGCCATCATCCTGAAATACCTCCAATCCCTCACTCCCCCAGGCGTAGATTTCAGACCAGATAGTCGATAATGAAGACAGGGTATCCCCTTTAGCTTCACAGGTAAGCGGATTTACCGTTGCGCTCCAATAATCGTTTTCAATCAAGCCGGTATTCGGATTAGTGTCAGTCGTTAAAAACCTATTGGTTCCTGGATCGTTAGCAATAAACCTATTGTTAATCCAAGCAACAAAAGTCGAATCCGGCGCATTTGAATCCGTAGAATAAAAATAATATACCCCATCTTGAGTAGCAACCAAACCACCCCCATTGCACATATATAACCAGGGGCTACCTGAAGAATCTTGCCCCCCGGCAAATATAACCGGAGTTCCGGCAACCAAAGATGAAGTTTTAGTAGGTACGGTATATCCTAAACTATAACCTACGCTTAATAATCCATTATACCAATGTTCGGCAGACCAACCGAAGTCAGCCGTAAGCGCTCCCATTGTTGACGATGCGGTTATGGATGTTACGGTTTTAAAATATTCAGCACCGGTTGCTATACCTATATTCGGCCCTACAATGACTTCGGACATTGTCGCTTGAAACATTCCTAAACCTGTAGCCGCTTTAAAATAGGTAACATGACTTAAACGATCATTAGTTGTATGACCACGTTGAATATATCCAAGTTCACCATCAGTTCCAGATGTTACATAATTACAGTCAAATGAACCTTGAGATACTTCATTTAAAAACACTTCCACTATTGCAGTTGATTCACTATTGGATTTATCAACCTCAAATCTCCAAATCTGCGCAACCGTTGTGGAAGGCACAACAATATTTATGCCTACTTCCGTTAAGGCCCCACCTGCTTTAGTTATAAATAAACCATCAGAAGCAAATTTAACATTTAATGCCCATGTAGCCGTACCGTAATACAATTCAGCATAATCAAAATTTGCTATGGTTCCTATAGCATCGGTTAAGGTCTGTAATTCTACAGTAAACTTAGCGGGTGGGGAAACAAGGGTTACTTTTCTCCAAGCATCTGAATCCGTTGCGGCTCCTGTATTAGTATCAAATCTAAATTGACCAGCCGGAGATACTTCGGATACAGCAGCAGCAGCAGTATCCGCATCAGTCCACCTATCTAAAGTTAAACAACTTTCATCAAGTATATCAGGAGTCAATACCGGCCCAGGATAAGTTCCAGCTACCGTGAAATTTATACCTGATAAATCAGATGCACTGGTAATCGTAAAATGATGACCATATAAATCCGGTGGGTTATTGGCAATAGTACTCCAAGGCCCTGCTCCGGTAGCTGCTGAAACAAATCCATCCGCATCAGCATTTGAAAAATTAAGTTTAACTTCAGATATGCTTTTAAAGTATTTCTTACTTACAACGGTTCTACCTATTGCGCTTTTAATAGGTACTTTTTTAATCCCTTGAGTAACAAAAGGAATTAGTGACCAAGCCCTTACAATAACCGGATGAATATGATTAATGTATTGTCTGTAAATTCCCATTTAATTAGCTCAATTCTCTAAAGATAACTCCAAAATTCCAACCGGTTAAAGTAGCTGGCGCTGCCGGAAAATATAATACAAAGGCTTGTGCGACTCTACCCGTCATAACTATTGTTTCATTTTGAGTAGGAACCCAAAGCCAGCCATTCAACACATTAAACGCATCTTCAAAAAGAGTCGTTAATACACCTGCGCCCTCTGCACTTGCATTAATACCGCTTGTTTTTACGGCAATAGTAGTTGCACCGACAATCTGGGAAGCAGGATCGCCTATTTTAAGTTTAGTAGGTGTCATAGCTGTAACAGTTTGAAACGCTGTTGCTTTAGTGCATAATGCTATCCTCTGCTGTGCTGAAGTAGCGTTAGCGTGCTGAGATACCCAACATCGTATGATTTCTATCGTGTCAGCTGCCGCTGGCATAATAGCAACCAGTGAACATACCGCATTTACAACCGTAATGTTTGCTCCGTAGACTGCATACTCTCTCATTTTATTATCTCCTTAATTAAGTTCCATCCGGCCCGACAAGAGTTTCCTCTTGTTCATTTCCATCTGCATCCAGTCCGGTAATGGTTATAGTTAATCCGCTCAAATTCATTAATGAAGTTAAAGTAACTTGATGACATAGGTTATCAGGCGCATGAGTTCTATCAAAAAGAATTATGTCTTCATCGGTTGCACTTTCGATATGACCTATGAGATTTTCAGCATTATGCAACCGGGTTAAAGGGGTATAAACGCCTGCGCTGGTAACATTAAAAATCTTGCCGTTATTCACGACAATAACCTTGTTCATCGGTTCCCAGAAGAAGATACCGTCACCAGCTATATCTAAAGCAGCAGCCCAACCGACATTCATGGTTTCAACACCAAGAGTTGCGTCTGCCGTAACTGAAGTTAAACTTTTAAAATATGATACGCTGCTAACCGATCCATTATTAGGACCATGCAGACCTGTTTCCGTAAGGGCTAACCCTTCAACATCCGTACCCACTAAAGTAAAATGAATACCACTTAGATCGGCTGTTGAAGCAATAGTGACCTTATGACCCCAAATATCGTTAGGTTGACCGGCCATAACAAGCCAAGGGCCTGCTCCGGTTGCAGCTACTAAATAACCGTCTACATCGGCAGCAGTCATTCCTGAATCCAAATTGGCAAAATTCACCAATCCAGGCCTTCGTCTGGTAATTAAACCTATACCTGGAACTGATTCCATATAGCAATCAATCATGTCATCCGAAGATATGGATTCAGCGATAGCATCGGTGTTGTAATATGGCTTTTTATCGAGAGGTAACGGAACTTGCGCCATTATATCCCCATGACCTTATATGTAAGGAACTTCAGTAAATTTGTCCTTACTTTCAGGTCTTACAAAAGGAGGTTTTTGACGCTCTTGTCGTGCTCTAATTTGATCGGCAGGATGACGGGGTTCCCAGTCTTGCTTGCAAACCATCATACCGTCCCATCGTTTACGAAGTTCAGAAGCTTTGAATTTAAAACCGCATTCATCGCAAATACAATTCCAATCTCCCATTTTAAAAAAATCTTTAGACCCTGATCCTTGTGCAAAACTCATGATACCCTCGCTTGTGATACAGTTAAATAAAATATCGCATCTGTATAAGCAGACAATTTAACTCTAACACCGGTTGTGCCTACCAAAGCCTGTGTCTTACTATCAACAGTTAAATCGACTGTACCTAACGTCTGCCATGAAGCTGGATTATTTTCATATACATTATCGTTTGTTTGCTGTTTAGTGTATTCAATGGTTCCAGAGGTTAAATCAAGCGCCAATTCAGTACCAGCATCCGGATAGGTAGCTACAGGATAGGTAGGCGTATAAACATATTCACTTTTACCCCCACCAATCCAGCCAGCATCATAATGTAACGCCCCAACGGTTGAACTTGCGGTAATAGATACTAAAGTCTTATAGAATTTAACACTATACACTTTAGCATTGTTTCCCCCTACCAAACCTTCAGTAACAGACCTATTTTCAGCATCCGTTCCAAGTAAAGTAAAAGTAATACCGCTAAGATCATCGGATGTGTTTATACTTACTTGATGACTGCACATATCCCCAGGTTGAGCAAGAAAAGTAACCCAAGGGCCTGCCCCTGTTGCAGAAAGTAAATAACCATCGTCATCCGCAGCCGTCATGGTATATTCAAATCGTTTAGGCCTCATTATGACCTCGCTTGAGATACGGTTACGATAACCACTCCGGTAGTATGCGATGCAACCGTCACTCGTAACCCTGACGTTCCAACGAGAGCCTGATTAATTGTATTAGCTGTACCTGAAGCCTGTAAAGCCTGCCATGATGCCGGGTTATTATCGTAAACAGCATCATTAGTTTGCTGTACAGCATAATTACAGGTTGTACCGCCTAAATCAACTCCGATTAATGGGCCAGCAGTAGGATAGACATCTGTTGGAAAAGTGGGTGTACGAGCTAATGCCGTCCAGCCTATATCCATTGTATCCGCTCCGATAGTTGCACTTGGAACAACAGTTACTAAAGTTTTATAATATTTAGTCGAAGTGACAGTATCGGAACCACCGCCATGCACATCAGGTAAATTTATAGATTCAGTTATAACTCTATCTTCTGCATCTGTACCCGTAAGAGTAGCAGTTTTTAATTTATGATCCGAAGCTGAATCATTATGTATCGTTACAGGATGACTACATCCATCTGCGGCAGTTGTAGCTAATAGCGTCCAGGTTGCTCCTGTTGCGTTTGAAAGATACCCAGTAGCACTTGCAGCAGCGAGTGTATAAGTAAATTTATGTGGTCTCATTTTTTTTTACTCCTTATTCAATATAAATATATCCACCATAGATTGTGGTCAAAGGATTAGTTGCCCACGTTGGTTGAACCCCTTTAATTTCAATATAACTTCCTGCTGCAACCGTAATATCTAAACTTGAGTTTGTAAATATTCTTTCATTTGTTGCAACTGTTAAGGTTTGGATCAAAGTATCTGTTGTATTGTTTAATCTAATATAAAGTGACCAGGATTCGTTTGTTCCTGCTGTTCCTGAATAACAATAAATTTGAGCCATCTTAATTGTTCCGGCTTTACGGATATAAACTTTACTGGTATTTGCCGTAGTTGTAGGAGCCTTTGGTAATTGACCAAAATAAACAGTTGTAGCATCTGCAGGACTTGAAGTTAAAGCTTGAACAAATAAAGTATAATTTGAAACACCAGCAGAACCAGTATCACCTTTTACGCCTTGAATACCTTGAATACCCTGAATACCCTGAATACCCTGTGTTCCTGTATCTCCGGTATCTCCTTTTGCACCAGGGGAACCTGTTGCCCCTGTATCACCTTTAGCCCCAGGAGTACCCGCTGCACCTGTTTCCCCTTGTTCACCTGTATCTCCCTTTGCGCCTGCGGTTCCGGTATCTCCTTTTGCCCCAGGATAACCTTGAACACCTTGATCCCCTGTATCACCTTTAGCACCAGGAACACCTTGAATACCTTGTTCACCAGTATCACCTTTAGCACCAGGAGTACCCGCTGCACCTGTATCCCCTGTATCACCCTTATCGCCTTTATCACCTTTTGGGCCAGGTGGTCCTCCACCTTCACCAGCATCAGGAGTACCATGAGCATGATCTTCACGGGCAAATTTTTCTGATACCCCGATAACTGGAATTTGCCCACTGGTAGTACCATCAGAAACTTCATCACCAGCTTCGGGGACTTCTATATTTTCAACAGTATCCTTTATAGAATTTAAAGATGTCATTATATCAGTTACGTCAAGTTTTGCAGATTGAACCCAACCAGTGCCATCACATGATTGACAGGTTATAGATGGAGCGACATTATTATCAATTCCTGTACCTAAACATCTACTACATATCTTTTTAAAATTTATATCTACCATATCAACCTCCTAAGGAAGGGGTTTCCCCCTTCCTCAAGTACTTTTAAATTATGACTGAATAGGAGTAGCTCCGCCAGAAGCAGTATCCCTATTGTCTATAAATGTTCTCTCCGCAGTACCACCAGTAAAAGCATTACCAGCCACACAAGCAATCCTGTTTCCGATAGCAGTTAAACCAGTAACAGCGGTTAAGTCAAATCCAATAGATAGAGTTGCACCACCATTACAATCAGAAACAATGTTATCCATAAGTGTTGACTGAGCAGAATTTCCCATATTTATCGCAGCAGTAATAGTTCCACTATTCATAGTTATAATATTATTACATACATCACACGCAGTAGCTCCAGCAATTTCAATTACCGCCCGATGGTTGCCAGCAACCCAAGTTTCAAATCTATTATTTGACAATCTTCCATAGGATAGACCAGATAAAACGGTTGCTATCGTGGATGCAGTTCCCTGTACCATGTGAAAATAATTATGATGGATATTCATTCTCCATTTTCCAGTGGCGATTGTAACGGCTGAATAATCAACCTTATTAATAATTTGAAACCCTGTCAATTCGCCATAGGATTCCATAATAACATTTTCATAAGCACCAGTTTGAATTAAAGCGGCTGCCCCAACTGTACCGACATCATATCCACTTCCATTAGTTCCAACTAAATGAACAGACGATTTTCCAGCCATTGTTAAAGGAACAGTAAGTGAATAAGCCCCGGTTCCTACAATGACGTAATCATTCCGTCCACCCTTGCAGGCATCAATAGCAGCCTGAATACCTAAACCATCTCCATCATCAGGATGAATAGAAAAAGAACCATCAGGATAACGATTCTGTCGTTTCATGTAGTCCCCAAAAAAAGATTTACTTTTAAGAATAACATAATAGACATTACCAATATCCAAACCACCACCTAACATGGAACGTCCATTCCAATAAGGGCCACCAATTCCAAAATTATAATTTCCCATTTTCACACCTCCAGTGTTTCCACCAGACAATTAAGTCCAGAGGTTTTAAAGATTAATAAGGTAGGGGTAGTATCCCTACCACCCCTACGGTTAAGTGTTACGCACCAGGAGAGCCAAATACAGCTCTCGGATCGGCGTTCCCGAATGAACACCGAAAACGCCCTCTAAACTTAGCGTTAGTAGTGTCAAAATCATTATCAGGAGCAAACTCCTTATCAACACGGTTCATATAAAGCATACCGGTTCCAGCAGGTATTTTATTCCTGATAAACCAAGCATCCGTATCCGTGAAATAATGATTCACTTTTGCTCCACCAGGGAAGAAACCAGCCGCTTTCAAGGCATTCACATTATGGTTAGCCGAATCATACTGCATAATAGAATCCAGGATTCTCATAGCTTCAAACCGATTGCTTTTTTCAATATGCAGACTTTGCGGAATAACCTTAATTTTATTGCCCCTATCATCCGTAAACCCTTCAACATCAAGACACGCCTGTTCAAGAGATGCTTCCGATAGATCGGCGGCAATAGCCAATTCATTGGCAAAAGTTCCACCGGCTTTTAGCGGATGAAGTAAAGAGCAAAGTTCAACACCATCACCATAAGTATAAGAAGCGTTAAACGCTCTGTTATACACGTTGGCTGCTAAAGTCTCTTTAGTTGACCGCATTGCAAAGGCTAAACCTTTTGCACTTGTTTTACCCAGAGCGGAAATATCGTATTGGTTATCTTCAATCGCCTCAAGAGAAACGATATATCCCGATGTGTAAGTTTTGTTGTTAAAACGGTTTACAAAAGCCTGCGAAGCCTCGTCAAAAAGGATACCGGCCATTTCCGCTTTTTCTGAAAACAATCCAAAGCCGGAGATGCCCGTAATTTCCTCAAAAGCCTTATTGCTTTTTTCTTCATCAAATAAATCAAGGTATTCGACAGGCCATGTATCGTAAACCTCTCCAAACCATTTCTTCTGTCCAGGCCATAACGCATTACTAAAACTACCAGTATTAATTACTCCCATTATTTAATCCTCCGTTAAACGCCAGTAACAGTGCTGGCACGATATTGATGATAATTTAAACGCACAAGAAACTTCATATACGCACCCGTTGTCATATTCGGATCAGGTGAAATCCCCAGGATATTTACATCATGGGTGTTAGTCGTTGCCGGAGAAGTTAGTACCCATTTACTTTCACCTGTAGCCGTACTTCCAGACGTATAAGTAATTAGAGTATTTTCCCCAACATCTTCTTCAGCCCATACAGTACTATCACCCTGAACTTCATAAATAGCGCCGGGATCAGTACAAACAAAAAGGTACTGAGCCACGCTCGCTTTATGATAAAACGGGGGAGCAAGAGAACCGGGAAGATATTGAAACCCAATAACTACACCAAGTGGAATATTCGTAGTTGTAGCACACGTTTCCACGACCGGATAACCATGATCGTCCGCATTGACACGTCCGATACTACCGCTTAATTTAACCAAATCACCTTTAAATATAGCAGTAGCGTGAGCGGTATAACATTTAGTAATTTTGCCTTCCATAGGACCGGAAATAGAACCAACCCAACGAAAGCCAAAAGGTTTATTAGTATTAGCCATTTTAAAACCTCCATTTGACAATCATAATGATTAATTAATATGACTATCGGATTATTTGTTTTCCACACCTGGTCCGTAAAATCCCTTGGACCTGTCTGGTTTCATTTGCTTTTCTTTTTCAGCGATATTTTTTTCTTTATTTTTTTGGTCCTCTTTGTACAATTCTTTATCAATACGCATTAAATAGGCCGTCATTCCTCCACCAACCGGAGTAGATGTTTTCTTACCGATTTTAGTCGGCCTACCGACACCTTTGTCACCGGGTGTCTGATCCGATTCCACAAATTCATATCCGCCATCTTGGGCTTGTTGCAGTCTATTTTCCTTATCGTTTACAAAACGATATTCATACTTTTCAGTATCTAAACCTTTGAATGTAAGCCTGTTCCCTTTTTGAGAAAGGGGAATACGTTTTTTAACACTTCTATCGGGTCTTTCTACATTTTCAATATTTTTTTCTTCCATGACAAATCTCCTTATTTAAGTTCGCCTATTTCTTCTAAATCATTAAAATACTGTTCATGAGTTACTATTTTATGCCTCCTGACCATTTGTTCATAAACTAACTTCTGGTCAGGGCTTAATCTGCTTATAGAATGTTTATTATTACCTTTGCTCTCTCCAGATGGACTTTCCACCGGAGATGTTTTTTCATTTTTAGACGTTTTAAATTTATCGGGATATAATTTCCTTATTTTAACATCCGTATCCCTCAAAGAACCCTCAAGATCGTTAGGATGTTTAGCGAGATAGCCTTGGTTTATCGCTATAGCATCAATTCTCATTTCCATATCGTTGTTAAACCATTCATTATTTTTAATCCAAACACTCATAACTTGAGGAACTTCTTGAGGTTCCGCTACGGACTGTTTTGCCTGTTCATGTTCAACAATGTTTTTGTCAATTTCCTCTACTTTTTCAACGTCACCCTCTTTAATGGCTTCTCTACGTTGAGATTTTAGTTCATCGACCGCTTTTTTAATGGCGGCAGCCTTATCTTTTTGAAAATGAGTAGCCATAGCTTCGATGGTTTTCTGCATTTCCTTAATAGATTTAGTTTGCCCCTTAATTCTTTCAAATAACGGTTCACGTTTTACAAATTCTTCAGCACCTATCCATCCACCTGCGGGACCATCATATTCATTTTTTGGTTTCCAACCCTTAGAAGAGGCTATTTCCTCATAATTAGATTCTTTTTCTTCAATCTTCTCTTCTTTTTCTTCTACCTTAGTTGTATCTTTAGATTCTTTGAAATCTATCTTTTCCTGTTTTTGTTCTTCTGACATTTTGATCTCTCCTTTGAGATTATTTATTTTAAAACTTATGTACACGGGGCAAACAAAAAGGCAGCATAGATGGTATAGACATCTATACTGCCTTATTGTTTCTTGGGTCCTTTATCTGGCCGGATTTAGGACAACCCCGTTTATTTAATTTTTAACTGAAACCTTTTTTCCTTTACAATATCGAGAACAATAATCATAATTCATTTCAACATCAAACATAATAAAACGATTTTTTTCATTTCTTCCCAAAACCCGTATAGGACAATCGGAAGTCCATCTTTTTTTACAAGAGTTGCAATGTTTAAGTAATAATTTCAATAAAAATTTTTTAATCATTTTGTTATGACAGCACAAACATCCTCATCATTAATTATTCTGAATTTTTCTTCAGTATCTGGGTCTTGAATCGTATAACCCGCATTTTCGGCCATAGCAATTTTATCACCAACCTTAGCCCAGGGAAGACCATCATCAAACGCTTTCCAAGCCGTACTGCCAATAGAAATTACAGTTCCAAAAATCTGTTTATAATTCTTAATATCTCTGGTCGTCTCAGGTATGTGTAACCCACCTTTAGTCATTTTTTCTATTTCATCCGGTTTCACTATGAGCCTATGCCCTACTGGTGTTATCATCTTATCCTCCTATTTTTTATTTACAAATCTCTTTTATCCTATATCTTTAATCATATGAATAACATTTTTTATATTCTTTCTTTTTTCCCATATTTCTATAATTTTTATATTTCCGATAGAATTAGTCCATAACCCATATCTATAGAAAAAACTATTTTCTCTATTTATTCTAAATCTAATTAAAAAACAATAAACCACCCAAGATGATATTAAATTGAGTGTAGTAGGTTCGACATATCTCTTTTTATAAATAATAAAAAAAGGGAATACTAAAATTATACATATTTTTGTACGAATATCATTAGTCCAACTGATTCCATATTTACATTCTTTATTTTCAAATCTTCTATGAAACAGTATCATATTATCCTCCTGTTTCTTCTTCCCAAAGTTTTTTTATGCCCTCTCTTTGATTAGGTTGAGCACTCTCTATACCTCTTATATCTTGTTCGCTTAACTTTGGGATCATTGGTTTAACGGTTTCATTAATATTATAAGGTGCCACCGTAACAATAGGATCAGGTTTATTATATTTAGCTTCATCAATAGTCATATTAAAATAAAGCAAATCTCTTCTGTTTTCCGGTTTAACATTACGCAAAATAGGCCAATATTTTTCAAGCAATTCAGGACTAATCCCCCACGCTTTAGCATATTGCATAGGAATCACTTCTATGTCCTGTTTGGCTTTAATCTTTTCAGGGCCTTTTTCTCCTACCCATACGGTTTGACCTTTTTTTACAGTTCCACCTTCTTCTCTTCCTGCGGTAACTTCCTCACCTCCAGTATTCGCTCTATTGAGTAAACCCTGCCCAACAGCATTGAGGTCTGGAGCGCCGTTTGCTCCACTGAGTTGAGATTCAAGGTCGCCCCCCTGCATATCTCCGCTCGGTACACTTCCGCCACCTTCTCCCATAGATTCAGGATTTTGACCGTTGTCGGATGGTTGTTCCACGCTTCCAGCTCCTCCCGACTCATTTGCTCCATTATCTCCTGTTGCATTTGATTCTCCTTGCGGTTCTGCCGCTTTTTTATTTGCCATTTCAAAATCATGTTGCATTTTAATAGAGGCTATCTGAGCCTTATACATATCCAATTGAGACCCTGGTTCCTTAGACTCCGCATCAGCCACATTTTTAATAGCCCTGGTTTTTAACTCTTCTACCTGAGCAAGCAATAACTCGACTTCTGCTTCCGTCTTTATCTGCTCAATAAGCAATCGTTTGCTCTCAGAATCAGCCTTAGATTGGGCAGTAATAATGTCGGCCTGAGCTTTGATTAAATTAGGATCAGGTGGAGCTTGATCGGTAAGTAGGGATTGAACCTCTTTTTCCGGTAAAAATCGATTAACATCCGGTACGCCGATAGCATCATAATAATATTTAAGTATTTCTATTTTACCACTTTTAGTTGAATTCATTTGTAATGAATTTAACATGGCCTGAGCGCGGGCAAGGCGCTGGGCTTCTGAGCTTATAGTAGGATCGGCAGTCGGAACAATATCCAAATCCTTCTGCCCGTAATCTGTTTTGAATATCGCCATTTCATCATCAAGAACATTAATGTATTCGATTTCATCCATATATATGGAGTTAAGGCGATATAATTTTTTATATTCTGATTTAAGGCTTCTAAAGATTCTTTTATAAATACTGGTAAAAACCTTTAACCCTTGTTCGATCATGGCCAATACGGTAGTAGCAGGTGTATTTTGCCCAGGAACTTCACCAGTCATGGTTTCAGATACCGCCGCTAATTTCATGCCGGTTTCAGTCAATAAACCAAGAAGTTGAAATAAGACGTTAGAAGGCTCCCTAACAGGTAATGGGACCAAATTATCTTTTAACGAAGCTCCGGTTGTTTCGATGGTCTTCCATTCGAAGGGTTTGAATTTTAAAACCCCACCCTTCATATTTAATCCTTGGGCGACAAATCCACCACTACGATTAGCCAAAGTACCGGAATCCAATAATTGATTTATGACTGTATTGATTGTTTCATTGATAGGCCCCAGTAAATGGGCAAAACCAAGCATGTAATAACCACCGGCGGGATCAGGCAAAAACCCATAATCAGTATAATACTGAACAGGCTCTATTCTCCAAATTTTGCCATTTCTTTCTTTTATACCAACATCATCATATCTTGCCACTATCCTGCATAATTTTTCAGAATCATGATGAACGGTAGCAATATAAGGTTCTGCATAACCATCATTGTCCAGGTCATACCACATATGCTGTTCAAGAAATAATTCTTTTATATCTTCATCGTCGTTTTGTTCCATTACATCGGAAACATCTTCAGTAAATAATCCTAACCGTTCCCGCTCAATGACATCATTTTTATACAGCCAAACTTTTTCAGTCATTCTGCGACAAGTCACAAGGTCTTTAATATCTTGATTAACCACAAAATCCATTGGAGAGATACGCACAGATTTATTTCTTTTTAATATTGGATCACGGTAAGATTTTCTAAAATACATCCCTACAACTGGTAACGAGGTTAAAAGTTGATCGGTATCTTGGTCCCATTCTTCCATCTCGGTCAATAATTGATAACTCATGTGTTGTCCGACTCGTTTAGACCGTTCTTCCTTTAAAATGCTATTCTTTCCTATAATCTCGCATTTTACAATATCCGGCCCTTTAACTATCTGAGGATACGCACGAGCGGCAAATTGGATGGATGCCGTTGCAATAAGCGGATACTTAATATTAGCCGCACCTTCCCAGGGAGTATTTTTAGCCTCTATCTTTTGCCTGGCAATATCGAGACCATAATTAGTTTTATCTTCCCATTCAGTACGTGAAGCCAAATCAATATCATATCCGGCAACAACTCGACTTGCTATGTTTTCCAAAACAGTATCGTCTATATCATCAGCAATATTATCTTTGTCTATATTTTTAATAAGCCAAGATATTGGTTTTTTATCTTTATCCAATTAATATCCCCCCAATTTTGAACGACCCATTTCAATAGGAGTAAAATCCCCTTCTGCATCTTCATCATCTTCGGGGACACCCATAAATCTAAAACTTTTAAACATATCGTAAGCGTAAGCGCACATATCCAGAATATCCACATGATAAAACGGGAACTTAAGCATTTCCTCTTTTAGCATATCGATATAGCTTTCATAAATATCATTTGAATAAAACAACTTACCATTAGTTAAAGGCCATTGAAGAGCGGCTGAAATACGCTGTTCCTTGCTACGCCCAGCCGGTTTAAGTAAAACCAAATTTCTATTTTCAATCGATAAAAATCTTCCCCTGGCCCTTAATGCACCAACAATATGAATTTCAGTTGTAGACAAGCCAACCTTCTCAACCCCCAACTGCATTATGATTCCATTTCGAATATACATCTGTACAATATAATTAATGGCTTCGGCATGAGTCATTTTATCAGCTATAAGATCCAATAAATAGACATCACTCGCGCCAATCTCGTCAATGTAAGGCTTTATACCAACACACCCTATGGACCACATATCTCCAGAGGTCGAATTCTCCTTATCATCACCGGCCTGGTCTATAACCATAAACTTATAAATATCCTTGGGAATAAACTTATGTTCAATAGGCTTTAAATAAGTAGGATTTAGTATAACATCGCTTGAGGGAGTAGGATCGCATAATTGCTGTGAATTAAAGAATTTTGAAGTTTTAGCCTTTTCCCAAGATTTAGGTTCAAGCAAAATAGGATTACCATCTCTCAACCCATTATCACTTGCCGGAATGAGTCTGGTTTCATAAATTTTGCGTTTATCAGGGTATTCCATATCTCGTATCTTTACATTAGGGCCAAAATAAGAATAATAAGTCCCTATTACCCTTGTTATGTCCGAATCTCGACCGGTTCCCAAGTTTCCTGCCATTTGGAATTTTTCATAAACCTTTTTCAACATATCCGGAGATTCCCTGATATCTTCAGTCTCAAGATCGTCAAAAACTAATCTCTCAAAGTGTCTGCCTGTTGGCATACCTTCAGTCAACCCCCAAGCCTCCACGCTCGATTCACCACGGGACGCAGATGACCTGATAAACACCAACCCATCATCTTCACTCCATTTAGGCGACTGAGATTCCGGCTTCTGCCACATTACATCCGGGAACGCCTGCTTAAGCATATCCGATCTTTCGCAAGTCGTCTTAATTATCCTTAAAAACTTCTTTGCAGCCGGGCGGCTGTAAGCAAGGATACCCGTACAATGATCTGGATGTTTTAGCTCATACTGGATAGTTTCCGCAATCGTGATTATCGAACTCTTACCGTGATATCTGGCCCAGATATCCAAGGTATCGCTCTTAGGTCCGGTTTCGACCATCCGACAGGTTTTAACCCAATGCGGATGATTAGCGTCCCTAACTTCCATTACAAAATATACAATAAACCATAAATCCTGCAATATCAAAGTCCGGCATACCGATACCTCCGGTAATACCCCCTTCTTAATATCCTCAAATATTCTTACATAATCACCCCGATAGCAAGCCTTATGCTTAGTAGGATCAAGATCCTTCTCGTTTAACGCTATCTCAGGATGGGGTGTGAAACTAATCATATTTTGTTATATAGTTTACCGTAAAATTTTATTGGTACAGCCTGTATATTCCCATGATCCCTATTTCCAGTGCCATTATCGCATCTATAGATATAATAATTTTTACCACCAATTTTATATTTATCCGGTAATTTTAAATCGTTTTCTATATTAGGATAATATTTTATATTTTTCATCTATTTATCTCCTTTTCAATAAACCTCTTTAAATTATCCCTGCTAACCCTCCATGCATAAATAGATAACCCTAAACCAAATAAAGAAAATATTAACGCTACTAATGAAAAGATAATCAACCACATAAGCTCTTACCACCTTTTATTACCCTTAATTTAATCTTTACCTCTTCCCATCCAAGTTTCTTCATTTTCTCAACTTTATCCCTATCAATCCATGCCGTGTATTCATCGTCCTTTTCAAAACAGCCAACTCCATCTATAAACCTTAAATGAGATCTGCATTTTGTTTGTGATTCGTTCATGTCGTTACCCGTGAAAGTGAGTTTGTAAAAAATTTAGCGTACCTACGGAGGGGGCTTCATTGTACATATTTACTCACCCCTATCTTTTCCCCCCGGGATACCCGATTCCAAAATAAACTCATTCAAATCAAATTATTATCAATGATCATTAACACTACACACTCTTACATAACATACATATACTAATCATAATATATATAACCTTTGCTAATCGCATTGACTATTGAACACACTCACTTATATCAATCTAAACATAACACTCAGGTTGACATAATACTCCAAATCAGAAGTAACCATAACCTAACTCATTTAAGCTTATGTTATTATGCTTCATTTGATCTAACGCCATAGACGGCTAAATCCAACAATGGCACACCTATATTAACATTGACATTGTGATTTATAACAGGATCTACCCTATCATAGACTAATGAAGCCACTGCAATGATATTAGTATCACTTGGGGCAATTTCTTCCTTATAATCAATAACATCACCAAGTTTAGTTACGGCTTGCTTAGTTAAGACTCGTACTTCACCATTTAGTATGCGTTCTATCTGTTTTCCAGCTTGTTTCACAATTGAGGGGTGTTTTAAGAAGTTATTCTTGTATTTACGTTTAAAATGTGAAACGGCTTCAGGCGAAATATTTTCTTTTAAATTTACGTATTTAAGGGCATCTTTTGGTTTTATTCCAGCGTCTACCATTTTGAACGCTTGTAATGTTTTTGGCAGATATTTTGGTTGATTTTGACCTGAATCCGATTGTAATTGATTATTTATGACTGGTTCATTTTGAACCGATATATCTTTTAGTGGTTCATTTTGCATGGTTCATATTGAACCACTATTGAAAAAGCTTGTCAAGCAAAATCTTTAATGGTTAAACTATTACAATGGTTAAACCATTATAATGGTTAGACCAATCGAATTCACTCTTCCTGGGTTAAGGAATAGCATGAAAAACCCCTTTAAGGACAATAGCTTAATTTAACCTAATTTTGATTATTGTAACTTAATTAGATTTAGTGAAGTTTAATGAGAATGAAATTTAAATATAGCTCTCGCTATTGCTTGCTTTCTTGCTTCCGCTTGCGTGAGCGTTGCTTCAAAAGCTGCGCTATTATATCATATAAAACATGCAAATGCAAGAAAAATCTTATTTTGGAGAAAATTCAGGGTCGAAAAATAAAGGAGGGAATATGTGTCAAGCAAAATCAGGAGTAGCAATTTACATCACCGAGTCTGAAGTGGATATAAAAACTCTACGTGGGGAGGTATAACGATGTACCATTAGAACATGGGAAAATTTAAAAACTGGTGGGTTGACACTTAGTGACACGTAATGACATTAGGTGTCGTAAGATTTTTCTTGACAGGATTTAGCTGGATACATAACTAAATCTTATGTATCCATAAAAACAATTGTGGGTAAATTAATGAAAATACTTATTGACAACCTAACCGATTAGGATTATATTATAGTCAACGATTGAGATTATTAACCACCATCAAAAGGAGAAACGCCATGACAGAAAAAAGTATTTATGAAATCCACACCGGCCGAGAGGGAGACTACAGCCCCCAATGGAATGAGTGTGATGAGATTGATCTGAATGCGGCAATCGAGGCAGCGGCAACGTTAAAACAAACCACAATTGATGAAATTAAAATCCTATTAACAAACGGACATGAGGTGGCATACGACGAAACATCAAATTATTACTACACCCACGATATGAAACGCATCCGCGTCCGGCCAGCTCCGCGCCCGCAACCGATTATGGTTAAATGTTCCTGTGGGCACACAATTCCTAAAACGTCGGTCATGAGTGCCTCAATGGGGTCCAGTTGCCCAAACTGTTATGACCGCATGAGCATGTAATGGAGGAGAAAATCATGGAAAACGAAAAAGTTACAGTAGAAAATGGACGATTACGAGTAACATTAGATAAATTTGAATTTGAAAAAATAGGCCGGTACGGTGTATTTAATGATGCCATGAGAATGTTAGGAAATAAATCAGAGGCCGCAATTTTAGAGCAGGAGCCGATCATAGATGATAAAATTATGACTCAGGCAATAGAAATTGCATTTGCGGACTATTTACATGACCATTGCCATTATAATGTATCAGAAACATTAATGCGCTATGATGGAGGTCATCGAATGTCTGAGGGTATGCAGGCGGATGTATCAGCAGCCAGATCATATGCTAATACGCATTGGCGAGATTATTCTACCAATGCTAAAACGGGATTGAAAACGATGAGGGATTATGAACTCAAATATCGCCGCGCCGTCGAAGGTTTATGTGGTGGATGGAAAATTGAAATCATCGGCGCCATGCCCGAATGGATCGGGATGTGCAGATATACGTCTACCGTAGAAATGAGGGTATAATGAATCAATCCGAATTTGAATCCAAAATGCTCCGCGCAAAAACCATGCGCGATTTGGGCGATAAACCAGAGTATTGGGCCGGATACATGCGCGGATTGCGGAGGCTATATCACGGCGAAAATTTTGAAACCCCTGAGGATCATGAAAAATGGATGTCTCTAACCGGTCCTGATGAGGCCAGAGCAGAGCGCGGACGGGGTTATCGAGACGGATTTGCAGCAGAGGAAACATCCAAAGCCGCTGCCGCTCTTGGTCGCAAAGGCGGCTCATCGAAATCAGCCGCAAAACAAGCGGCGGTCCGGGAAAACGGAAAAAAAGGCGGGCGGCCTAAAAAATCGGATAAATAAATAAAAAGCCCTGGATTGCTTCAATCAATCCAGGGCTATCTTCAATATGTTTAAATATTATTTTGATCTTACTTCATGGCAATCACCCTCTTTCTCCGTTTGCTGATTGTGCAGATGTACCCGCTTCCTTTTCTTTTTGTTTATCAAGCCACTCTTGAACCCATTTCTCAAGCGTCGTGGGTTTATCACAGACATAAATCATTGGAAAACCGTCCTCTGCTTTTAATTTCAGGATGGTGTTTCGGCAGAATCCTGTATATTTTTCGATAACTTTCCAGCCTGTCAGCATGGTCGTTTTCCGAATATGATGTTTTTTATTCCCAGCTTTTCGGCAACTTCTTCAGCCGATGTGGCCATAAATCCTATTCCGCCGGCGGCTATCCATTTTCTCAAAAACTCTTCCTGATCCGGTGAGAGTTTTTTTCCGGGAATTTTAACTTCAATCGCCAACGGCTTGCTCTGATAAATCCCGATAATATCGAAAATACCTTTAATCGAACTCATAGGGCCCTGCCATTGCTTCCAATGGAATACACCGACATGATGCAGCAGCGCCCGAATCTGTTGGGTAATAATTCCCTCCGGTGTTAATTTTTTATATCTCACGCTGCACCTCCGATCGCATGCACTAAATTTTCAATATCTCGTTTCGTTTCCGCCGGAGTTTTACCCGTAAAACATGGGCGACATAACCCGCTTTCCAGATCCATGATCGCTGCATCTTTACCACATGCAGCGCATCGTGTTGGAGTCGGTTTTTCCATATTGATGATTCTTCCGGGTTTTATTGACTCCGTGAAATCTTCCCAGCGCCGCCCACTCAACCAACCCTGCGCCATTTTAGGCGTTTGCCCCTTTGCTTTAATCTCCGGCCGCCGACGCGCCTCCGCCTTCGCTCCTGCGATTATTTTTGGATAAATTTCATCCAGATTTTTAATATCAAGCCCTTATTTCTGTTTAATTTTATTTTGGAATTGCTTATGATCGGCTTCCAAAACATGGTCTAAAATCAATTATTATCACTATCTGCATGTCATAGCATACATCATTTTGCCGACGCCAGCAATATGGTCCATAACCAAATATTATGAATCTATAAAATTAATTATTGATATATATATAAAATAATGCTTGCAATCTACATTATTATGTTATATATTATAGTTAAACAGTCGATGATATTAATAACCTTTAAAAACGGAGTAAAACATGAAGCGATATTGTTTAGTATTTAAAAAATCAGGAATTGAATCTAAATGGCAGCGATCTTCAGCAATGACGAAAGAAGAAGCTTTTACAAGTAAAGAGCGAATGATTAAAATGGGATATGTCAATACTATGGTTTTTGATTATAAACAAAGCGTAAATATCGGATTACCTGATAATGATTAATCCATTTTACAGCCCCAATGCCAAGGGGCTGAATAAACGGATTAATTGCAGTAAACCACTAACAAAAAGGAGCCAAATCATGATTATCAAAATGCTGCCGATCATTATAACCGTGACACTAATTATTTGTTGGATAATTGCTTAAATCCTTTTAATTAGCCTATGATCTTTCATAGGCTAAATTAAGGGTATTTGAATAAACCACTAACAAAAGGGAGAAAAAACAATGGCTATTTTAAAATGGAGTGATGGCCAGATTATCGCCGCCGATGAAAATAAAACCATCAGACAGTTGGTGGAGGTAAACAAGCATAACCTGCGCGGTGCGAACCTGAGCAATGCGAACCTGAGCAATGCGGACCTGCGCGATGCGAACCTGCGCGATGCGGACCTGCGCGGTGCGGACCTGCGCGATGCGGACCTGCGCGATGCGGACCTGCGCGATGCGGACCTGCGCGGTGCGGACCTGCGCGATGCGAACCTGCGCGGTGCGAACCTGAGCGGTGCGGACCTGAGCGGTGCGAACCTGAGCTATGCGAACCTGCGCGGTGCGAACCTGAGCGGTGCGAACCTGAGCGGTGCGAACCTGCGCGGTGCGGACCTGCGCGGTGCGGACCTGCGCGATGCGAACCTGCGCGGGGCGGACATAGATTTTTCCTGCTGGCCGCTATGGTGCGGGTCGGCTAATGTAAATATAGATGAACGCACCGCAAAACAATTACTTGCACATGCATTTAATGCAGCAGAAAAATATTGGCAGGGCGGTTTGACGCAAAATCAAAAAAATTGGTTAAATGATTTCCACAGAATTAAATCAGATGAATTTCCGAAATTTAAATAAAAAAATGAACCGGCCACTCCATAACCTGCTTTGTCACTTCCTAAACCCAATCCACTTATATTGTCGATTGCGAGATTTAGGTATTAAGCAGAAACAAGCAAGGCGCATTGCGAAATGTTGGGAGTATTTGATTAAAAGGATTCTATATAAAAAGGAAAGGGGAATAATTATATGAACTGGTACAACACAGAATCAATGGCAATAGCAGATGAAACAATAAAAGCCATATCAGAACAAAGGGATTTCTGGAAGCAGAAATACAGAAGGGAACACGCCACAGTAAAACAATTACGGTATATATTGGGCGTGATCATTATTAAACCCGATGAAAAGGAGAAAACAAAATGTCTGAACTAAAACGCAAAATGAATTACAATGTTCGCCAAAGAAATTTATACATCGGCGAAGAAAATGGGATTTGGCTTGATGATTATTGCAAACGGCAAACAGAAAAATATGGATTCACCGTCACCCCGTCAAACATTGCACAAACCGCTTTAGTAAAATATCGGGAAAAAAACGATCCAGGTTATAAACCTAATACGAAATAGAAAGGAAGGAAAGAGAATGCAAGAATTAACGCCAAAAAATAAAATTATTACAGGATTTAAGGCAACAGATGAAAATATGTGCTGCAAAGGATTTCAATTTAAGCTCGGAAAATGGTACACGTTTAAGGGGGAGTTAAAATTATGCAAAAAAGGTTTTCATTTTTGCCAATATCCATCCGGCCCGTGGTCTTATTATGATTTTGGGCGATTATTTAAAGTAGAAGTAAAACAAGTTTTTTTATCTGTTGGTCCTGGATCGGATTTGAAGCATGTTGCAAAAAAAATACGATTGATTGAAGAAATTGAAATTGATGGCGACAGGAACACGGGCTACAGTAACACGGGCGACAGTAACACAGGCAACGGTAACACAGGCAACGGTAACACGGGCGACGGTAACACGGGCGACAGTAACACGGGCTACAGGAACACGGGCTACAGGAACACGGGCTACAGTAACACGGGCGACAGTAACACGGGCGACAGTAACACGGGCGACAGGAACACGGGCTACAGGAACACGGGCGACGGTAACACGGGCGACGGTAACACGGGCGACAGGAACACGGGCTACAGTAACACGGGCTACAGTAACACGGGCTACAGTAACACGGGCTACAGGAACACGGGCTACAGTAACACGGGCTACAGGAACACGGGCAACGGTAATTGCGGTAATAATCACACAGGATACTTATCAACTGGAGAAGCTCCGTTTTATATTTTTGATCTACCGGCAATTAAAAAAGATGTTGATTTTGAGTTGGTTAATAAATTATGCGAC